AGTCGACATACACAGCACGTTTCTTTCTTTTCTTTTCTTCTTTGATATATTCTTTGAATTCTGCATCTGCGCCTTTGACAACGTCAATTCGCTGTCTCAAGGTATCAACGAAAGGAGAACTCTGCTGTTGGAAACTACCCCCTTCGTCATCACCCATGAAAGAACCAATGTCTGCCTCAGCGATATACTTCATCTTGATATCTTGTTGTTTCTTTTCTTTCTGAATGCGACGTAAGAATGCATACCATGATATCTGTGTGAAGTACGCGAAGGCGTTAGGTTTACCCGAGCGGGTAGCAGCTTCGATGTCATAGTTTTCGATTGCCTTGAGACAATTCTCTACTGCGTCCATAACCATCTCTTCTCGATAGGTATAACGAACGAAGTTTGCTTTATGAGAAAGACCCTCTGCAATCTTTAGAAAACAAGTAGCAATATAATTAGTCACCACGGGGTGAGGAGAGTCTCCTTCTTTGGCTTCGATTACCGCAGTGCAGTATTCCACCACCGCGTTAGAAAAATCTCTGTTATTTACGTAATGCGGCTTTTCTTTTGGTTTCATAATATATTACTCTTTGAATTTAGTACGTATTATACCAAATTTAGGTTACTTTGTCAATGGGTTACGATTAACTACTCTATCTCTAAGACCGCTAGACGAAAATCTATGAGAGCGTTCATTGAAGTATAGTTGGATTCCACGCTTCCGGCAGATGTCCTTTCCGGTAAAGTCTAAGTCCCTATACTCTTCTCCCATGATACGCAAGTCGATTTGGTACATAGAAAGAATGTCCTCTAGGTCTTGCTCAGTGACATATGGAATAATTTCGTCAACATATCCCACAGCGTTTAACTGAGTATATCTCTCGACAATACTCTGAACTGGGGTGTTCTTGTGGTCACGGTCTAAAGAAGGGTCTACCTGAAGCCCACAGATAAGATAGTCACAGTGTGCCTTAGCATCTCTGAGCATTGCAACATGACCCGCATGAAGAAGGTCGAACGAAGAACAAGTAAACCCTACCACCATCACAATTTACCGTGCTCTTCTCGTAATAATGCTTCTGCTTCTTCTGCACTGACATCTAGGTTGTAGTGCTTAGAAATATATTTTGCATAGCGTTCAAAGTCTGGTGACTTACCAAGGGTTTCTCTAACCTTAATCTGTACTGCATAACCTTCAACCTCAGAACGTAGTCTGTATGCCTTATTGAAGTTGTACCAGATAGGATGTGTGCAGAAGGTTCTCCAAAACTGTCGGACATGAACCTTCTCATGCTCTATGAGCGCTTGATTGTTTTTATATGCTGGACGAACGAAGATGATGAACGCGAACACAACTGCGGCGAATCTTTTCGGGATAAAGGTGCTTATAGGTATAATTAAAAAATATTTCATGTTGCCCTTGACAGTTCTCGTTTTATAGTGTATAATCTAGCTTGTAGTCCAGAGGGAATATAAGCATATTAATTCATCAACATTCCATCTACATCTGAGTCTATTGAATCAGATTCTTTCTTCATCTCTTCTAACCAGTCATTCAAAGACTGTGGTTCCTCATCAAAATCATTTAATAAGCTTTCAGAATAATTCTCTTCCAAGTAATTAGCCATCTCCTTTAAAGCAGTATTATACTGCTCTAACATCTCAGTAGCAGGAATTGCTAAGGACATAATCTTATCAGTAAATATCAACATTACATTAATCGGAGTATCCTGATATACCATAAAGGTTTTAAACGTAAAGAATTTATCACCATTCTTTAACGTATTTTGCATTAGGCTCATAGCATTGTTTACGCAAATTTGCCCTTCGCTTTCATCTAATACATCACAGATAAGTTCCTCACCTGTTATTAATTTCAAATGTCTAACCGAAGAATCCTTCTCCATCATTATCTTCTACTCTTATAGGTTTTAGGTTAATAGGATAGATTTTGTATCTAAATCCTTCTTTAGTATATATCTTAATTCTTTCGGCACTATGTTTCAAAGTAAAATTCTTATGAGACTTGATATGAAGATCATCAGCGATATCGATAAGCTTAGTAGTCCGACCATCGTCAGACTGACGAAGGCCCCTGCCAATCGATTGGAGTACCTTAACTTGGGATTTGGATGGAGTCGCGAATACAATATTATGCAAGTTGCGGATGTTGATGCCAGTGCTGAAAGTGCCAAGAGAGGCAACAATAATTGAATCATTTTCTTTTTCTACGATACCTCGTATCTGTTCACGGTCAGTAGCATCTACCTCACCAGAAACATAGAATACTTTTCTTCCTTCAGGTGCAAGATTTTTAATCATTTCATATAACACTTTACCGTGCTTCTCTACAAATTGAAACATCACCAAGGTATTACCCGTTTGGTCTAATGCAATCTTACTTATAAACTTATTACGTGGTTCATAGGTAACAATATAGTCAAGTTCTTCTTGATATGTTTTATCCCGCATCATATGGCATGTTGGGTCATCATACCGCAATAACAAAATAGAGATGTCCAGTTCCGCGAGCTGTTTACTTTTCTGCAATTGTACGGTACTGGTCACCGTAAACGTCGGCCCGAATAAACCTTCCAGTACTAGTTTGTTAGTCTCAGTCCCATCAAGAGTACCTGTAAGACCAAACCTATACTGTGCCTCAGTGCACTTATCCATCATAGTAGACAGAGACTTTGCTTTGAAAAGATGTACTTCATCTCCAAAAATAGTGTTAAACTGCTCGAACCATTCCTTCCCAAACTTGTAGATAGACTGCCACGTAGAGATTATCACACGCTTGTCAGTGACTTTTTCTTTGCCGGAGTATATCTTATGGCAGAACTCTTCGGTATCATACCCATAGTCAGCAAAGTCTTTGTACATCTGCTCTACCAGAGAAGTGGTTGGAACAATGATTAGTATCTTACCTTCAGTGACTTCGTAACAGTATCTCAGCAGATTGTAGATGATAAACGACTTACCACTACCTGTAGGACTGAGCAACAGACAGCGTCTATGCTCGACTCCATGTGCAATTGCTTTGTACTGATAGTCTCTAGGTTTGAACGGAGAGTCTAAAACAGACAGAAAGTCAATTAACGCCGGATGGTCTATGTCCTCTTTAAAAGATGGTATCCCATAGACCTCATGTTCGAGTATTTCAAGCTGGTAGAAACGGTCGGCACAGAAACGACGTAGATGCGTATAGAGACCTACGTTCATTTGTTTTGAAACCATGTTGTACAGTTTCACCTTCCCGTCCCAGTGTCGAGATTTGAATGCTGGCATAAATTTATAGCCAGGCACAAAAAAAGAGAAGTACTCCCTCAATTCGTTTTCTTGTGCTGGATGCGCCTCAACCATAAAATGGGAGTGGTCTTTCATCCTAATTCGTATCTTGTTATCCACCGGCTTCGAACTTTCTCCAATCAATCATATTCTTCACAGTCTGATGCCTCCACTTCAGAGTATCGACTATGTTACTTAGGGTCTCAATAAGTGTCTTGTGATAGACCACCTTCTCTTCAGACTTCTGAATTTCAGGGTCCGAATCGTAGTAGTAGTCCATCTCGCCCTTCAGCATACGGAGACCATTGAACGGATCTAAATCCCACCCAGTAGCGACTACCTCTTCTTGAGACATTTTACCGTTGTAGTATAAGAACTTTTGTTTGAGTAACGTCTTCTGATTGTTTTCAGAACGTTTGAGTTGTAACTTGGCGAGTGCCAGATACTGCAAGTATTTTGCATGTAACGAGGGAGTCTGTCGGGAGACTTCGTCCAGTTGGTGCTGTGATATCTCACAGTCTTCACGCCACTCTTTGAGAATGGACTCTAAATCAATCATATAATAACCTTAGTTCACTGTAACTATATAGTATAACACTAAGTCGTTATAAAGTCAATACAATCTTTCCAATAATCTTCGTCGTGACCTAACACGTAACTCAAGGTCATCCGGTAACAATCAGTGCTGGCAGCATGATACACCACATCACCAGAACCGTATGCGCCAAAGTGTCCCGCCTTCAGATTCCATCCCTTTTCGTCCTGAATAGTGATAACCTCTTGGGTCTTTGGGTCAACATATTTAAACCACCCGTCTCCTCTTTCTGACCAAGTAAAGATTAGGTTATATGCGGAAGCGTTTGCATTGTTGTGCCAACCGATAAACCCTTTAGGTGGATATAATGTAGAGAGAGCGCTGTGTTGAACACCCAACTCTTCGGTCAAACTTGCATTTAAATTATGCCACGTCTTTGCGTACTCTTCTGGGTGAGTACCGTCGTAGTGATCTGGTTTGATAGGATAGCAGACTGACGTTGATGCGGCACCATCATGGTCCTCACCCATATCAATGATTCGCCACATTTCATCTTCACCAGTGTAATGATCTGACATTCCAACCATCTCTGGAAACATACAAGTGTTAGTATTCTCCGGTTGGTAGAGTTCTCGATAGGTGTATCGGAAGTCTTCAAGAATACTTAATACGTCGGTATTCTTGATAGGGAATTTCTTGAGACTCATGACAGGACAAATTCACTAAATCTAAAGCTAACATCAAAGTTAATGTACGTGACATCTCCGGTCTGTGATGCAAGCTCTATGGTCCCCAACTGAACCGGAATACAGTTCTTGTACTTTATCTCTGCGCAAAAGTTGTTATGACTGGTCAGCACAATAACTCTAATATCATGGTATGGGTTACCCTCACCATAGACAGAACCTTCTAGCCACTTCTGCACCTCTTTGTACGCGGTCAAGTCTTCGTCTAGAATTAAACTGAGAGTGAGTTCCCCATAATTGATAGCATCGCCAGGAACCGGAAGCCCAGTTACTCTAGGTACCGCAACCTCAACAGCGGATACTGTAGAGCCAGGGTGACTCACTGACTGTGCAAAAAATTCTAGGTTACCGTAATTCTCACGTTCGATAATGATACGGAATCCGGTAGGTTGTAAGAAGTTTTTGTTTTCTGTAAGTGCCATGATATATCCTCTTGGTTGACTTTATTTATACACGAAGTAATGACTTCCATGTCATCTTTATTATTCCTTCGGTTCTGTAGGTGCAGTTCCGGTCTTATCTGCAACATCTTTAATAAGATTTGATGTCACATCCAATACACCGGCGG